AATAATAAGATCCCTATACAGATCCCTATATAGATCCAAAGAGATCCCCGATCGCCGCAGGCCGCGCCACGCCTGGGCTAAGGACCGATCCGTGTATGCTGTCAGCGGTAAACGATATGCTGTCAGCGGTACGGTATATGCTGCCAACGGTTTTGTGTATGCTATCAGCGGTAATTGACGTATGCTGTCAGCGGTTAGAACCAAAAGGTATCCACATGTCCACAAAAAAGAAAAAAGAGAGTGAAATCAAAGAAATACCTGAAGATAACGAAATTCTTGAGGAAGATGCTCTCAATTTGTACACAGGTGACTTAGTTCCTAACAGCAACAACACGGTGCAGCCAATCGCTTTAATGCGTCTTGGCCTCTTCGTGCCGACACTCAAAGGAACGAAGAATAGCTCTCGCAACAAGTCCAACATGATCGACGCATCCAGAGAGCTTGTCCAGCTGGAAGTCGCGCGGTCAGAGGGTTATTCAAACATTAAAATCACCGGTCCGCGACTGGATATGGATCATGACTTCAAAACCTGGGTTGGTGTTGTTCGCTCTCTGGCTGAATACGGCGAGCCAACCGGGCGCGTTGAGCTGAGCATCACGAAGTTCGCCAAGTTCTGCGGCTACCCGTCCTCGCAGATCCGCAAAACCCTGCGAGACCGCCTGACAAACAGCCTGCTCAAAATCATGCGCACGACGTTGTCGTTCCAGCGCACTCATGAAGAGAAGAACGTCGACGACACCAACAAGATATCCCTGTTGATGGTTCACCTCATAAACAGCGTTGATTACAACGAGAAGAAAGACTCCATTGTCTTTTATGCTGAACCTAAGCTGTCTGAGCTCTATCGCTTTGACCATAAAGTTCTGCTGCAGTTGAAGGTCATCAACAAGCTCCCGCGCAAAGAGACGGCCCAGGCGCTGTATACTTTCATCGAAAGTCTTCCTCCTAAGCCGGCACCGGTATCTCTTGCCCGGCTGCGCGCCAGGCTCAATCTGAGCACGCGCAACGTCAGTTCGCAAAACCAGACTATCAGGAACGGATTGAAGTCACTGCAAGAGCTGGGCTATCTCGAATATAGCGAGGTTAAGCGTGGCCGTTCTGTCTACATCCAGATCCACAGTCGTAACCCAAAACTGAAAGTAACATCGAGCAAACCTGAGAAGCCAGAGGCGCCAAAGCAGGCAGAAGAAGCGAAGGGTGAAATTGATGCGAAACAGAACCTCAAAAACAAAATTTCTGAGCTGTCGCAGAACCTGACGCCAGAGAATATCAAGCTGATCGAGATACTCACCAATAGCCTCAAGTTGCTTTGATACGCTGTCAGCGGTTCAACATATGCTGTCAGCGGTTCTTTTGTCTCAATGTATGCTGTCAGCGGTAAAACGTATGCTGTCAGCGGTACATTTCCACTATCTGCGGTCTTTATAAATCGACATGGCTACGTCTAAGTGCAGCTGCTGCCCTATGAATGTATGCTGTCAGCGGTGAAAGATATGCTGTCAGCGGTAAAACGTATGCTGTGAACGGCACAAGGTATGCTGCCAGCGGTAATTCACTGGCAACGTATGCTGTGAGCGGTAATACAGCACTAAATTAGATATCCTGAAAACGGGCGACGCAGTCGTTGCTTTGCGTCAGGCCCGTGTAGATAACAATATGGCTTCCCCAGTGGTCACTAACCTGCTAACCCGCATGAATGCTAGGTTAGTGGTTACTAACAAATGTTATTCCATCACACTAAAAACGCTCTGCAGAAACATCGGTTAGTGGATCTGCTTGAGCAAACCCCAAAGCGTTTGTGCTTTCGATGTGAGTTTCCCGGTTTCAGGATCAAACATGCGCCATTCCCGACGCTGGTGGATGATGTAACCGTCTTCGCGTTCCAGGCGCTCTAGCATGTCCGGTTTTCGGAAGCCTTTCGCTCTCCAGTAGCCGCTTGTTTTCTCAATCTCAAGACCAGTCATTGTGAGAGCCATTAACCAACCTCCTTACATCCGTCGAAAAAGAAACTTTGGTCTTTGCTATGAACGCCGTAGACGTCGTGGGATTTGTTGTAGATAAGCTTGTCCTCGCCAACGCCAACCAGTTTACCGTTGCGTTTAGCCAGATATGGAGATGAGAGAACCTCATCGCCGCGGACGACATAGAACTGATCTCCGCTATCAACTACCAGCGCGCCGAAGTCAGCTTTAGTAGGTCTGCTGATTTGATCATTTTTCACCTGCGATACGGTCATATCGCATTGGTAAATTCGGGTATCCGCCAGCAGAGAGAAGGATAGGGCGGCCAGCAGTAGCGTTATTTTTCTCATACCACTATCCCTGTGTAGACCTGTGCTGTAGAGGTGACGACCAGCACCAGTGCGAGCATGTTCACAGTGGTTCCGTTGACAGGAGACAGAGCTTTCTTGAGTGTCCCGATCAGCAGGCAGTCCAACATAAACAGTATTGAAAAGATGAGTAACAGAATATCTATGTATATCTTCATAATAGGTAAATACTAACTTATATATTTTGAACTGTAAATGGCTACGAAAGAGTGCTAATGCCTTGTGTTCTCTAAAGATGTTAAGCATCTTCCGCACAGATTGGCTTTGCATCATCCTCATGTACTTCTCCTTTTTTTGTATGTACTTACTTATCTTAGTGATCTCCTAGAGGCGTTCAATGCGTCAAGCAAGGCATTTGTTATGCGGACTGATATGCACTTCTTGTTGATGTCGTCATGAAATTTCTTAGGGAGTGAAAGCGAGAGTAATACTTTCGTGAACCCTAACAGTATTCTCGTGAACTATAAATTTTAGTTATCTTTATGTTTTATAAGAAATTTATGTTCATCTCTATTCTAGAAAGAACTTTACCTAAAGACTATTAAGTCTTTAGGTAAAGCTGCATACTAATTTCAACAAACCAAATATTTGAACGAGGGTGCGAGTATGTCTATGGAAAATATAGTAAAATGCTTGTTACGTCTTGCTGACGTAGCGGATGAGTTAACGAAACTGTTTGTCGCGGCTGCCTTACTCTTGTTTGTTTACTATTTGGTCATGGGGAAGTGAAATGAGCCCACTTTGGAAGCCAATGCCTTACTACATAATGAGAGACAAAAAATTCTTACAAAGCTTAAAGAAAAATAAAGTTTCTCAGGGAATTTCTGTTCTAAAGCTCTTTATCGTTATTTGTTTAAAGTCAGATATTGATGACGAAGGCAAGATCGGCGCGAACTTAACCTATGACGACTTTGCTGCAATGTGTTCTCTGAGCAGAAAATTGATCAACTCTGGTTTACGTGTCCTCGAAGAGGCTAAGATTATTCGTATAAAAGGCGAGAGAAAGAAAAGATACATACTAATAAATTGCAAGCCAAGAGAAAAAGGTAGAGATTTGGCTGACTTCAGCACAAGTCATGGTTTTTGGTGCAAAATGCCCTACAAGGGAGTGGTAGACGACAAGAGTCATATCCCTTCTTTTGAAGCAATGACTAACCGGGGAGTTAATGAACTAAATGCTCTAAAGGTATACCTATATCTTTTGATGATAAGGCCTAGAGGGGATGTTTATATTTCAGTAAAGTTATCAATCATTTGTGGTAAGTTGGCTCTATCAAGTCAAGAGGTAATTAATGCAGTTGGGTATTTAAAAGCAATAGGTTTAGTGGCTAAAGTCGACGTTGGTTCGAACACCATGGTTAATAACGATGACCGTTTTGCTATTGCTTTTTTAGTTAGTGGTTGGGAAAGTTTAGAATGGAAACCTAATTACATAACAGATGAATCTTGGAATAAAAGGGAGCAAGAGGTCTATGAACGTTTTAAGGATAGTAAAGATTTCTTTTAATTAAAAAGGCGCATACTAGCGCCTTTTTAATTAACTTAATCGCCCTCAACCAATGTCTTAGATTCCTTCATACGTCTGTCTTCAATAGCTTGCAGAGCAGCAATAATTTCCGTAAGGGGTTTTTCTCGATACATGTCGACGATCTGCGATTTGGTATACTTCTTGTCGCCAATCTCTACGCGGCCGCTGGCATTCTTTGGCAGGTATCCTTCTTCGAGCATATGCTCAACCAGTGACTCGATAACGTCCAGACCGCGGGTCGGGTCGAAGTAGAATTTCCATGAGCATTTGCCGAATGGCGGTGCCACTTTGTTTTTGATGCACTCGGCGCCCACGTCCTGACCGATCTTATCTTTGCCATCCTTCATGACAGAAGCACCAAGACGGATACGTACTGAGGCGTAGAACTTCGGAGAATCACCACCAGGGGAGGTGGTTGGATCGCCAAACATCACGCCGATTTTTGTACGAACCTGGTTAAGGAAAATAATGCAGGCATTGTACTTGCGCGCCCAGAGCGCCAGCGTCGGAAAGTTGGCGCTCGTAGCACGAGCCAGGGCCGTATTGTCGTTCATGTTTAGCTGATCTTTATCCTTCGCTGTACCTTCCGCCATTTTGTCGAACTTCTCGGCTTTGGAGTTTGGCACCATTGACGCAAGGGAGTCGGCTACGATGCAAATAGGGGCGTCTGCGGGGATCAGCTCTTCGTCTCGCACCAGTTTCAGGATGGTGCCGATCAGCTCAACCGATTCTTCGAACGTGTCCGGCTGCTTATAGACCCACTGGCCGTCATCCTCATCTGCATTCAGGCCGTTTGCCACCGCCAGACCAACGTCAAAGCTGTTTTCGTGGTCGAGGAATACAGCCAGACCCTCCTGTTTCTGAGCGGAGACCATGGCGGCCGTCGCCAGGAAGGTTTTGCCAGCACTTGGCGGCCCAAAGATCTCAACGATACGTCCGCTGGGGAAACCGCCGTCATAGCGCCCGGAGATGGCTTTATTCAGCGGAGGGAAGCCGGAATCAATCCAGTGTGAAACCTTTTGGATCTCATCATTGCTGCCGATTTTCTTTTTTAACGCCATTGCCAGGGCTGATTTTCCTTTTGCCATTCTTAGGCTCCTTTTGTTTCGTTGATGCGTTTGGAAGCGGCGGCTTCATCAAACTTTATTGCGTCGTGGTTGAGGTGTTTGGCCATGCGGGAGAGGATCTTGACGACCTGTTCGCTAATCAGCCCGTACTCTCGTTCTGTCACGCTCATGCCGGCCGCGCCGAGAATGCGCGGTAGTGCAACAACGGCATGTTCTCCATGGAAGAAGACAATCTCCTTAGCCAGCATCGTAGGCGTGGTCGTATTGCCGTTGATGAGTGATTTCAACATCAGCAGTACCTCTCAAAAGGCAAAACGAACACGTCCAGATCTTCCAGGAATGACCGGAAGTTCAGCTCATGGCAGAGCAGTTCGAAGGCTTTCAAATCACGTGCGCCTTTTATCTTTTCGATTTCGCTGGGTGGGAACTTGGTATCGATGAGGTTCATCAGCGTCATGTTGCGTTTGAAGGCTTCCAGCATCCTGCAGCCGGTCTTCTCGTTGAAGGCATTTTTGGCCAGTTTGTTGAATGCCGTTTTGTATCGGCCTTTATTGATGACGATCGAGCCGTCGTTAATGCCGCGCACCATAGCGGCGACGCTTCCCCATTCGTGCAGCAGCTCCTTGGCGCCACCGTCACCAATTCCGCCTACACCTTTGATGTTGTCGGAGGTATCCCCCTGCAGAGCTTTGGCTTCGAGGAAAGCACGAGGAGTAGGCAGGCCGATCAGCTCTGGGAACTGCTCAAAGTTAACCTGCTTGTGTTTGGCGTCTTCACGAAGGCTCACCCAGCTGACTTTTTCTCGAACCAGCTGCAGCCAGTCGCCGTCGCCGGTGAGCAGGTAGATATGATCGACCGTTGGTTGTGGCGCAAGACGACCAACCAGCATCCCCGCCAGGTCATCGGCCTCGGCGTCTTTGGCGATCAGCTGGTTGACGCCAAGGGCTGCCATCATTTTCAGGATGTAAGGCTTCTGGACTGCAAAGCCTTCTTTCATCCTCTTCATTTCCGGATCTTCATCGCGATTTGCTTTGTAATCCGGGTAATAGTCGCGACGCTTGTCGCTAAAGCCGTCCCACAGGATCATGGGGCGAGCGTGAAGAATGGAAGCATAGCGACGAACGTTTTTGACGAAGCCAAACACCGCCTGAACTTCCATTTCGCCGTTATGTAATTTGTCAGATTGCTGGTGGTAATAGCCCAGGCTGTTACCGTCCACAAAGAGATAATTCACCGGAAAACTCCTTCCAAAAAGTAAGGCGTCCGTAGACGCCTTAACAGTCATGGCCTGGGATTAAAGCGATTCTAATTCCGCCAGCAGATCGTCAAGACCTTCATCGTCATTAGAGGTGCTGGTCGCGGCCGCAGTGGTAGTGGCGGCAGCAGCTGATGCTTTAACTTCTTCCGGCTCTGGTACGAACTCAGCTTCTGCGGCACGTAAGATCTCTTCGTCTACCAGAGATGTTTTTGCTGGTTCCGGGGTAGAGGTCGTGGCAACAGCTGCTGCACCTTCCGTATGGCCAGTGATGGTGCCAAAACCAGGCAGCGTTGCTGCGCTGGCAGCAGCTGGTGAGGAAATAGCAGCGGTGGCGGCGGCAGGTGCAGCAATACCAATGAGACGCCCCATGGTGCGAACGGTGGACAGCAGGCGAGTTTCATCAGCCTGATTGGCGTAAGCGATCAGGTCATGCTGGGTCGACCACAGTTTTTCAGGGATATCGCCCTTGTAGACTTTACGTTTTGGGGATACGTCGTACTTGGTATCGCGCCCGGAGCCGGTGCGCTTGATCAGGAATGCATAGCCTTCTTCTTTGCTTAACGGGTTGCCGATATCATCTGCGATATCCTCAGACATCACTTTGCAGATATCGTCGAACACAGTGGACGGGAGCTCAATCAGCTGGCATTTTTCTGCGTCGCCAAAGTCTTCACGAGCTGAAAGTACGCCATTGACCAGGTAGCGTGGAGTAGCGCGCATTTGGCCGATACGCTCTTCCATTGCCTTGTTGCCTTTGTAGCGAGCGCGACCTTCCATCACCATCTCACACAGCTGGCACGCACGATTGTGGGTGTGCTGTTCGCAGATATAGGCAGTGGTAACTTCTTTGCCCTCCTCATTCTGATGCTTAACGTAGTGCATACCGAAAGTCTGGAAGAACACACCGTTCTGATCGTCCTTGTTAGGGAAGATGCGCAGATAGTTATTACCGTCTTTCAGACGGGTTAGGTCGACGTTATTGCCTCGTTTGGAAGCAATATCGCCGCGGGTCTTGTTAAGCAGATCAAGTAATGACTTAGACATGTATTTCTCCTTGTTGTGATTATGGCCATGGGCGCTTTGCGCTTGGGGCATTCGCTTGTTCGTGGCTCTTAAAAGCGTACATAATAATAGATCACTACTTACTTACTATCTAACAAAAATTATCGGGTGGCGGTGAAGCGTTCGGCGCCCAGTCGTTCAATCTCTACGATGGCCATTTTCGAGGCCTGCACGATCATGTCTCTACGGTGAGAGAAGGCGGTGACAGCGTGCTTATAGATGTCAGCGATCAGACGTGCGTCATCCAGTTTTTGGCGCTTCGCAAGGTATTGTGGGTTTGTGCGAACCTTAGCTTCCAGTACTGATTCATTGAACTTTATTCCATTCATACTCAGGTTCTTACGTTCAATGTCGTAAATTTTTGCCTCTATGGCATCGAGGGCGAGTTTGGCGTCTGCGACCTCTCGTTCTGCGCGCGCTAGTCTTGCGCCGTACTCCATCAACAGCCTCGGTTGCTGTCGCCAGACCTCTTCCAGATTGTCGCGATCGAACTCCAGATCGGTCATGATTTTTTCGTAAATTTCGGTGCTCATTTTGTTATGTATCCACTTACTAATTTATATCAATATTAGCATGAAGGAATCAGCTGGTGGAGCATGTGTCGTGAAGGTGTGAAGGTGTGAAGGTGTGAAGGTGTGAAGGTGTGAAGGGGCTTTGTTGAATAAATCAGATTTCGGGTAAGTCTCCCCCGTAGCGGGTTGTGTTTTCAGGCAATACGCACGCTTTCAGGCATACCTGCTTTCGTCATTTTGTTCAGCGCTCGTACCAGGGCCATAGCCTCCGCAACCTGACCATCGTAGTCACGCAGCGTCAGTGAACCCCCGAACAGCTGTTTTACCCGTTACATCGCCGTTTCCGCTATCGAGCGACGGTTG